GTTTAGAATATCCCTTAATTAACAGAAGACTTATTGGGGTATTTACCTTTAATTAAGACAATAACTTCTCTGCGGTATTGTTTAATTTTTTGTCAATAAATGCTATAATACGCATATGCCATTAACAAATGTACAGATTAGACCAGGATTTAATAAACAAGTAACCGCTACAGGAGCTGAAGGACAGTGGACTGATGGGGATTTTGTAAGATTTAGATATGGATTACCAGAAAAAATAGGTGGTTGGCAACAAATTACCAATCAAACACTAGTAGGTGCTGCAAGAGAACAGCTAGTTTGGGCTGATTTAGATGGTCGTAAGTATGTAGCAATAGGAACTAACAGAGGTTTATTCATTTATTATGAAGGTGCCTTTTATGATATTACCCCTTTAGATACAGCTATTACAGGAATTACTTTTGATACAACAAATACTTCAGCAACTGTTACCGTAAATAAAATTTCACATGGTTTGGTCGCAGGAGATTTATTCAAATTTACTTCAGTAACTCCTCCAGTAGGCGCAGGTTTTGTTGCTGCTGATTTTGAAACAAACACCTTTCAAGTTGTTACTGCTACAATAAACACTTTTACAATTACTATGGCAAGTGCTGCCACAGCGACCACGTCTGCGAGTGGTGCAGCTACTATTAATCCGTATGTAAAAGTAGGACCCTTGAATCAAAGCGCAGGATATGGTTGGGGAACATCTTCATGGGGTGGAGCTACTGGAGTTGTAAGCACTTTAAATGGAGCTTTATTAGATGACACTAACGGTACTGGAGGTGTGGGAACTTCAATCACACTTTCTTCAGTTACAGGATTTCCAACATCAGGTACAATAAAAGTTGGAGCTGAATTTATTTCATACACAGGAATATCCGGCAATAATTTAACAAATATTACAAGAGATGTAGCGGGCACAAGATCTGCTCATGCAGACGGATCTTCTGTTGAAGTTTACACAGGTTGGGGTTCAGCATCTATCACAAGTTCAGTAATCCTTGATCCTGCATCGTGGTCACTAGATCACTTTGGACAAAAATTAATAGCAACAATTAAAAACGGTAAAACATTTGAATGGGATCCGATTGCTGCAGTGCCTGCAGCGTTGACAACAAGAGCAACAGTTGTTAGTGGTGCACCGACAAGATCAGTTATGTCCATTGTCTCTGAAAGAGATAGACATTTAATTATTTTAGGAACAGAAACTACTATTGGAGATGAATCAACACAAGACAAGATGTTTATTAGATTTAGTGATCAAGAAGATATTTCAGATTACACACCAACATCAATTAATACAGCAGGTACGTTTAGGTTAGACTCTGGTGTTAAAATTATAGGTGCAGCAAAAGCTAAAGATTATATATTAATACTTACTGATACCTCGGCATACGTAATGCAGTTTGTAGGACCACCATTTACATTTTCTATAAGACAAGTTGGAAGTAATTGTGGTGCCATTGGTCAACATGCAATTAAGTATGTTAATGGAAGAGTATATTGGATGGGTCAAGCAGGTGGCTTTTTTGTATTTGATGGTACAGTTAAATCACTTCCATGCTTAGTAGAAGATTTTGTATTTACAAATAAAGGAGATAATCTTGGAATTAACTATAATGCAGGTGAAATTGTTTATGCAGGATTGAATCATTTATACGAAGAGATAAATTGGTTTTATGCAAAATCTGGATCATCAAATATTGATAGGGTAGTTACTTACAACTATACAGAAAACACATGGACAACAGGAACATTAGATAGAACATCTTGGCATGATTCAACACTATACGACAATCCTTACGCAACAAAGTACAACGAATCAGGGACACCGAGCTTTCCGACAATACAAGGTGTTACAAATATTAATGGTGCAACAATATATTATGCACATGAAGTTGGAAATAATGAAGTTGATTCATTAGGTAATAAAACAGCTATACCTGCATTTATTCAATCTGGAGATTTTGATTTAGCTATAGAAGGTGATGGTCAAATGTTTATGTCTATGAGAAGATTTGTTCCAGATTTTAAATTATTGACGGGTAATGCTGAAGTTACAATTAAACTTAGAGACTACCCAACGGACACCGCAACATCTTCACCGTTAGGTCCATTTACAATAACAAGCTCTACTGATAAAGTGGATACACGTGCAAGATCAAGATTTGCTAGTTTAAGAATTGCAAATACATCAACTGATGAGAATTGGAGATTCGGAACATTTAGAGCAGATATACAACCAGATGGCATGAGGGGATAATGGCTAAAGTAGATATCAATATACCAGAACCAACACCTACATATACTGAGGAAAACCAAAGACAAATATCTCAGTCATTAAGAACACTTAAAGATAAATTAAATACTTCTTTTCAAGAAGAATTAAAACAAGAAGTCGAAAGAGTTTCTTGGTATACAATGAGGTAGCATGAGCCAAGGATGTAACAATGTTAATGTTGAGCCAACAGTTATTGGTGGTGGAGATGGATCCACAGCTTATGATGCATTTGGACGATTAAGAGTTTCTAATCCTTTAACTATTTTTGATAGTGGAAATATCATGTCAAAGAATGATCTCTTTGATGAATCTTTAACAGCGTCAGGAACCGTTACTTACACATCAAATAAATCTACAGTCAATTTAAATGTAACTACAGCTAGTGGTGATAAAGTAATTAGACAATCTAAAAGAGTCATGAGTTATGAACCAGGAAAATCATTACTTATATTAAATACATTTGTAATGAATGCACAAGAATCTGGATTAGAACAACGTGTTGGAACTTTTGATGCAAACAATGGAATCTTTTTTGAAGATACAGGAACAGGTTATCAAATTGTAAGAAGAAGTTATACATCAGGTTCAAGTGTTGATGATCCAATTGCACAGTCAGCTTGGAACGGGGATAAACTCGATGGAACAGGAGCTTCTGGCTATACACTCTATCCAACTAAAGCAACTATTTTATTTACGGATTATGAATGGTTAGGAATGGGAAGTGTCAGAGTCGGGTTTGTGATAGATGGTAAATTTATTACAGCACATACATTTTTAAATGCAAATAATTTAGATACGGTTTATATGCAAACTGCAAACTTACCTATCAGATATGAAATAGAAACAACAGGAACCATATCAGGTGCAGCAGTTTTACAACAAGTATGTTCTTCAGCTATCATTGAAGGTGGGTATGCACCAGCGGGTATCATACAATCCATTGGAACAGCTTCATTGGGTGGAGTGAATTTAACAACAGCTGGTACATTTTATAATTTAGCAACAATAAGAATTAAATCTGGAAGACCTTATGCGGTTATTGTTCCTATAGATGTTTCAGCATCAGCTATATCTAATTCTGATTTTGAAATAAAACTAATTAAAAATGCTACACCAAGTACAGCGTTTTCATATACAAGTTATTCTGATAATGTAGAATATGATTTAACAGGAACAACAACAATTACAGGTGGGACTATTATTGGTCAAGCGTATCTATCTGGTAAAGGTGCCAATAGTTTAGCTTTTGCACAAGACGGATTTAACTTTCAATATCAAATAGGTCAAACTATAGCAGGAGCTTCTGATACAATAACACTATGTGCTAAAGGTGCATCTAATGGAGATGATGTCTGTGGTACAATCAAATGGGTAGATTTAACAAATGGCTAATTTTTATAAAAACGCATTCTATGATCCTAATACTACTGCAGCAGTGACAGTGTATACTTCACCGTCTAACTCACGTGCTATTATTCAAAACATACAAGTTACAAATGAGTCTGGATCAAAAGTATTAAAAGCTAGTATTACAGATGCAACTAATACATCTACAATACAAATAGCTTATGCATCTATATCTGGGCCAACTATTTGTAATATCGCTAAAGGGCCAATTATTCTTGAGGAAAGTGACACATTAAATATTGAATGCAACACTACCAATTCAGTCTCAGCTGTGGTATCTATACTTGAAATAAATAGATCAGATCAAAATGGCTAAACAAAAATTTACACACTTTGTACCTAGACCAAAACCTAAAAAAAGGCCAGGTCGCCACAAAAAAAGTCTTTCAAAAAATGAAAAAAGAGATTATAAGAAATACAACAGACAAGGAAGATAATTATGAGTGATTTACCAAAGATACCTGCTGAAGCTAAAGAGATCATTAAGAATAAAAGAACTTTAAAAGTATATGTTAATAAAGCTGAGTTCGATGCTGATGTTGCTGATCCTAACACTGATACAACTGCAGAAGATTTTAGACAAGACTTAGAAATTAAAGTGACAAAGGTTTCAATGGGTGCTAAAACAAAAGAATAATGCAACCCAGAGGCGCTACTGAAATACAGCATGAGCTGTTAGAAAAACATGTTGGTAAAGAATTATTATCCAGAGTCCAGATATGCACTTCAGTACCGGGTAAGGTACCGTTAGATCCAAACAAAGTAAATATACTTTGGCAAAAAAATTCATACGATCAACCAAACCTACAAGAGTTTTTTGGTAACAAAGCAAGACACAAAGAATATGATTGGTATGTATTCAATTCACATTGGAACTATGAAAAGTTTAGATACTTCTTTGATATACCAACAGATCGATCTATTGTAATTAAAAATGGTATTGAATCTTTTCCACAAAGAAAAATATATAAAAAAGGTGACCCTATAAAATTAATACACCACTGCACTCCGTGGAGAGGTTTAAATGTATTGTTGCGTGCAATGCAAGAAATTACCGATCCCAACATCACGTTAGATGTTTATTCATCTACACAAGTTTACGGTGATCAATTTAAACAACAAAATGATGACCAATTCAAACCTTTGTATGAACAAGCTAAACAATTACCAAATGTAAATTACATAGGTTATGAAACAAATGAATATATTAAAGCTAATATGAATAAATACGATATGTTTGTATATCCAAGTACCTTTGAAGAAACATCATGTGTATCTGCTCTTGAAGCTTTAGCATCTGGTGTACATGTTATTACCAATAACTATGGTGCCTTGTACGAAACCTGTGCAGAATGGCCTGTATATATAAATTACACAGAAGACTTTGAGCAAATGGCATTAGGAACTGCGGAGGCTATTAAGGTTGCAGCAAGTTATTTACACGAGCCTTTTATACAAGATCACTTAGAGCAGCAACAATTATTCTATAAAAGATTTTATAGTTGGAATAAAAAAGGAATGGAATGGGAAAGTTTTTTAAGAGGAGCTATTAATGAGCGAAAATAAAATTTCAATTAACGAAGATACTTATCAAACATTATATAACTTGAATGTTAAGCCAATGCCACGTGTTGTTGATGGGGCAAAAAAAGTCACTCCAATGTGGAAAACGGATACCGGACAACGGTCACCGGTTAAAGACAGAGCACCTTATTCTATATTTGTTGCAACACCTGTTCATGATCAATGTTCAATCCATTATGCTCAGGGGTTATTAGAATTTCAAAAAGAATGTATGAAAAGAAACGTAGATGTTGCTTTTCAAATAATGAAATCATCACTGGTTACTCAAGGTAGAAATTTATGTGTGTCTGGTTTTATAGAGTCTGAATTAACTCATATGTTATTTATTGATTCTGATATTTTATTTAATGCTGAGTCTATATTTAAAATGATTGAAAGAGATAAAGATGTTATCTCAATACCTTATCCATTAAAGACTTTAATGTGGGATAAAGCATTTAAAAAAATGCAAGATGGTGAGATTAAAAAGCCTGATGATATTAGAAAATGGTTACACACTTATCCAATGAAGATTGAAAATCCAAATGATGTTAATGTTGAAAGAGGTGTAATAGAAGTAACTCACAGCCCAACTGGTTGTATGTTAATCAAAAGACAAGTATTTGACAAGATGATTAAAGCTTATCCAGACAAACAAATAGTACAGAAAACAGTTATAAATGGTGAGTATGTAGATAAGCCCCATATGTGGAATTTTTTTGATACGATACACGACCCAGAGACAAAAACTTATTTAGGTGAAGACTTTTCTTTCTGTAAGTTATGGAGAGAAATAGGTGGTAAATGTCATGCCTTTATTGATGACCCAATAGCTCATGTGGGTGAACATCAATATCAAGGACGTTTTGCAGATGAGTTGATATTCCCTAAGTAAAATGGTAATATTTGCTTTTAAAGATCTTTAAAGGAGAATTTATATATAATGGCAATTCAAGCTTTAATACCCTACGCATTAGCAGCATATGGTGGTTATAAAGGATATCAAGGAGCAAAAGAGGCAGGTGCTTCAGGTCTTGGTAGATTATTAGGCGCTGCAGGAGGTGCTTATGGAGGTTACACTTTAGGTTCTGCTGGTATGTCTATGTTTCCTCAATCAGCAGCAACAAAAGCTTTTGTAGCCAGTCAACCACAAATGTTAGCAAATTTACCAGGGGCTTATAATCCAAGACAACAAGTAGTTCCGTTCACACCATCTTCACAAGGAAGACAATTCATAGGACAAGAAGGTGCTATCGTTGGAGATCCAAGAACAATGACAAATTTAGAAAAAACTGAAGGTGGATCATTATTAGATATTTTTAGAAAAAAAGGAAGTGATGAATATGATCCATTAAAAATAGCTGCAGCTGCTGGTGGTATTCCATATTTGTTAGGTGCATTTGATCAAAAACCGCAAGATATTTATATGCCTGGATATAACATGAGTTATTTAAAATTAAGAGATCAAAGACCTGGATACACATTTATTGATCCAACAACTGGCCAAGAAAAACCTTACGAAAAAATTTATGCACCTGAAGAAGCAGGTAAAGGCGATCCAATAATGGGTGCTTATTCAATGAATATTCAAAGACTACGAACAGGGGGTATAGCCGAAATACAAAAATTTAATGAGGGTGGTGTTAACTATCTTCCATCAAAAGTTTCTCATGACGAAAACGATGCAAATAATTATGTTAGAGCATCAGGTTATGTAGAGGACGGATCTGGAAACGGAGACAAGGACGAAGATACCATGTTAGCTCAATTAGCAGACGGAGAGTTTGTAACAAGAGCAGATGGAGTATTAGGTGCTGGAATCATAGCTGGAGCAAATCCAAATAGTATGAAAGATATGAGAGAAAAAGGTGCCAAATATTTCTACGAACAACAAGCAAGATACAAAAGAGTATTTGATTTATTGAAGGAGAAAAATGGCGAAAGCAAACAAAAAACAAATTAAACCATTAGTAAGTATTTTACCTTTAGAGCCAAAAGATATTGAAAAGTTTTGGCCACTTGCTGAGTTTATGGTAGCCGAAGCTTTAGCATTCTCAGGTAAGTATGCAGATGCTTCTTGGATAATGGACAATTTAAAAAAAGATTTAATGCAATGTTGGATCATGTTTGGTTCAGATGAGTCAGAAGAAAATAAAGTATTTGGTATTTGTGTTGGGCGTATTGCAGAAATGCCAAACTATAATCAATACGAAATAGTAATTTGTACAGGTAAAAGAAGAGATCTTTGGGAAGACTCTTTAATACAAAGTGTAACTGAATTTGCTACAGTCAATAAATGTAAA